GGGGTAAGCAAAGCGGTGTACCTTACTTGACTTCAAAATGGAAGTGCGACGACATTAAAGCCGACATGAAAGCCTTTGTGAAAGGGATTTCAGAAGGCGACAAATCGTACAAAGACAGCAATATCTGGCTGTACTATCAAAAGGTAGTCAACAAGGGTACACACGACCGGAAACACCACAATCTTATGTCCACCCGCGTGGATGAAAGTAATGGGGACGTGCATACGTTCTCCTTGGAACGAAAATGTTAGCCGTTTCGTTGCAGAATTCTCGCCAATATTTGGTGACGATTTCGCAGGAAAGGTCATCAGCGATTTGTTCAACAATTTTGACAACATCTTGTCCGTAGACTTCTCCGAGTACGACACCAGGATCTTGATAGAACTCTCTCGAGCAAGCTATGGAGTTGTAAGCCACTTCTTTAATGAATCTGGCAAAGCACTCGTTGAAATCCTTCGATGGATGAGTGAGAACGCAGTCATAACTACACCACTCGGTGTCCATTTCTTGTCTGAGCCAAGCGGAAAGATACGGTCCGGAGATCCTCTTACCCAAGTCATCGGAAATATCGCTAACCTGATTGCTCACGTCTACTGCTTGTTTAAGCAAGGCGTTAAGCCGGGCGATTTCCAAATCCTCGTGATGGGAGATGATAATCTTACCGCGACAGTTGATGTCGTAGACTTCGATCAGCTTGAATCCGACATGAAACAGGATCTCGGGATGGTCGTGTCTAAGGAGAAAACTGTACGAGACTCCACCGATCGAGTCGCCATGTTCATGGGGTCTTATTTCTTCCACGATCGCCGAAACGGAGATGGTGATTGTGTCCCCGTGAAAAGCGTAATGCGGGTCATTAACTCGATACTCTTCACTAAAGATCTCCGGAACAATACAAGCAACATTTCTGTTCTTGATGACGATGGAGACGTCGTCATTCGCTGCAACCATACCTGGCAGCAGCAAGAAGCCATAGCGACGATTTCTAAACTTGATGAACTCTCTTTTCATGATCAATTCGAGTCCGTAGTAAAGACGGTAAGGTCAAACTTGCTGTATGGTCTACCCACAGGCTGGATTGAAGACATTGAAGTCATTCTCGTTAGCAATACGTCAGGTGACGGAAACTACCGCCGAATGGCCCTAGAGAACAGCCCCACCTATCTACTACTTCGGAAGCTCGAAGAAGAAGAGGGTCTCGATCCGTATCGCGGGATGATAGACGTGAAGAACACGGCTGAAGCAAACTCCCGCAAGGCTTACCTCCGTGCTATACGTAAGCAGATGTTCCGTGCCGTGGACCAATTAAGCCCAAGTGAGCTAGCGCAAATAGACTCCCTCTTATCTAGCTACTACAAAGGCG